GCCTGGCAAATCATTATCGCCGCCTGGCAGCCAAGGGCATAGTCGATGCAGTCCCTAAGAAGCCCCTCCATGTCGAGAAGTTCCTGGCATCTGATATCGATGCCTTCAATTAGTTCCGTGACTATGACTCGTGCGCCATTAGCTATCGATTTACGATACCATTCCTTCCAGTCCCAGGGAAAACGGGAGGGGTCGCTAATATGCGTATGCGGAGCCGCATGTATGTTCCATATGCGAGCGGGGCGGTTAAGCCATGGGGTGAACTGATACCAGTCGTTCATGACCCATGTCTCGTCCGCCAGTTTTGAAAGGGCTTCCATGCCGGATATGCCATGATAGTCCGGCATGTAGAGGCCACATATCAAAACGCTCCGCCCCATAGAGAAATCTCCTTCAGGAAGGAACCCTTACGTCCGTGGTGAGCGCGTCGTGCGCAAATCTCGGCTCGCTGAGATTCTGGACTGCGAACAGAGTGTCCGATCCTGTCCCCAAAGTCACAACCGCAGATACGTAGCGGTAGTGGATTCCATCCGCCGCCGACGCGGTTGCAATTTCGGAAGCCAAGGCTTCCAGAACCATCGAGCTTCCAGCTGTCGCCAGATTCGGGCCTAAAGCTCCTGAGACCTGCGTCTTAGTCTTGATGGTGTATGTGTTCGTTCCGCTGGAGTCATCGCTGGCGACAAGACTAAATACGACGGTTCCAGTTCCGGTCAGTCTAATAAGCTGAACGCTGAAAACGTTATAGTCGCGAATGTCGAGCCAGGCTACCGCCGTGGCGTTCGTTCCGCCGGGAGCGAATATTTTGGGATTCGCCGAAATGATGGTAAACAGTTTTTTGACCGTGAGGCCCGAAACTGCCGTGCTTGAAGCTGACATTTGCAGTTCTCCTTTTTTTGAAAGGGGAGGCTCAACCCTCCCCATAGTTTATTTTACTCAGACTCTCGCGCCAAGAATGACGAATGGGCTAAGCGACGTAGTGCTGACCCTCGGGGTCAATGCAGTCCTCCACCAGGGAGCTCCGTCATTATACGTGACTAGCCTGAACGCCCTTTCGTTCTGAACAAACCGCACATGAATCGACTCTTGGAACGTGGCACCTCCGTATTGACCCTCAAGATACTCGCTCCAGTTGTAGCAGCCGATGTCGCCTGCGGAACCAAGACTCGGCAGGTTTTCATCGAATATTATCGGCCTGCCCATGAGGGTGTCCGGCAGGTCTTCGCGTAGAGACGGCTGCCAGAGTTTATATTGGCTGCTGTCCAAAGAGGCGAGGGCCGGAATCACGTCCTGATTCGCCATCCATACGGCGTTTTTATACCCCCAAACCCTGGCGCGAATGCCAAAGAGATTGGCGACGCTTACGGTCTTGGCAACCTGCGCGTCGGTCTTAGTTGTTGTGATCAGGCAGGGGCTCTTGAGAACTCCAAGGAATTCTCCTACGCCATTCCCATTGAGACGCTCGTAGTTGAGCTTGGCGATACGCTCGGTCGCGAAACCGTCCTGAATGAGAGCTCCAAAGCTGATCGGACTCATCGCAAGGATTTCCTCTGAGGCATACGCGACGCCGGAGAGCTTCTTCGTCTTGAGTTCAATCTGCTCGTATTGACTCTTGGAATCCGTCATCGTGGCAGCCTCGGCTCCGCGATACATCTGGAATCCGCCAGTCACAGACCCTTTACTGTGATCCTTGTCAACCCTGGCATTTATAACGACGATCTGGGACTGCATCGGAATCTTCTTTGTCAAAGCTCCGGTGTCGCCTTGAATTGCGAGAGGGTCGAGCTTCATGATGGTAGGCAGGAAGGCTGGAGGGACGGTAAATCCCCCGTCCGGATTACTGGCGATGATGGCGTCATCGCTGCCAGCGGCATTGCGAGCGCCCTTTATGCCAGGGACATGCAGCAGAGGAAGGAGCCTGGCATCCATCTGATCGGGACGCATGCCATTCTTACCGGCTTCAATGACCGTGCTGAAGAATTCGGCGGAGTTCTCGAATCCGCGCTTTTTATTTTTACCGTGCTTCTTATCTGAGTCCTTAGCCATGAGGTTTATCTTTTCCTCAAGGTTGTCGATGACCTCGAATTTGGTACCTATCTTCGCCTCAAAGGCGTCTATAGCGTTTTTCTGTTTCATCTCAATGTCCTTGAGACCCGTGCCGATCTTGTCGAATTCGGCCTTGATCACTTTGTCTAGTTCGCCAGCCATGAGCCGACTCCTTCTTTTATTGCGTTTACGATTTCATTCCCTTCGTCTATTTCATCGGACGCCTCGCCCTCACGGCGGGAATTCGCCTGCGCCTTAGCCTGCGAATTGGAAAGCCCTTCATCGCGAAGGACTTTTTCCTGCATCCTTTTCCTTTTTGCGTTCTGTAGTTTTTTAAACCCTTCAGGCAGGCCAGGCAGCATGTCGGAATCAAGCTCGAACATGCATGCCGCCGCCTTTGACTCTTCTATGAGCTCATCTGCAAAGCCGAGGGCTACGCATTTTTCGCCATTGAGCCAAGTCTGCTTGTTCATCATGCTCTTTATCGCTTCGTCTTCAAGCCCGGTCTTCTGCGTATATATGTCAACTATCATCTCTTTGAGGCTGTCGAGGTGGGAGGCCTCGGTCCTCATGTCTTCAGCATCTCCCATTATTATGCTCCAGGGATCATGAATCATCATTTCGCTATGGAGAGGCATATAGACTTTGCGGCCGGCCATAGCGATGAAGGACGCGCAGGAAGCAGCGAGTCCGTCGATATACACATCGATTTCAAGCCCCGACCGCTTGAGGCAGTTATAGATTGCAAAGCCGTCGTGTATGTAGCCGCCTGGCGAATTGATTCGCAGGTTAAGCTTTTTATGACCCTTTGCGACAAGCTCCGATATGTCATTTTGGAAATCCTTTGGCGAAAGACCTTCGCCCTGATAGGACTGTCCAATGGCATCGTAGATTATCGCGGTGGGAATGTCGCCAGGATCATCAGGCGACTGCATGTTATACCACTTGCGAGGCGTGGAAAGATTTCTTGCGACATTGACAAGCCTCTTTTTGAGCGCGTCCCTGGATTCGCCAGATGCGGTCTCGAACTTGATGTATTTGACATCTTCTTTTTTAAGCCAATCCTTGGCCTCCTGAACAGAGAACTTGGAGGCATCAAAACGGTATGCCTGCGTCACCATTGAATCGCCGCCCGACTTAAGCTTGCCCATGATGATATCGATTCCGTCCTTTATATTCTTCCGCCTGAACGAGTCATCCTTGAAGTCGGAAAGCTCCTTGACACGGGCCGTATGTTCATTGGCATAAGGCATTAGACGCCCTCCTCAGCTGATTGTTCTTCTTGTATCTGCTGTTCAGAATCGACCTTTGAGGGATTCGATTTTGAATCAATAACGGTGTTTGTAGAGCGTATATATTCATCGCCTCCAGGACGCTTCATCATGCCAAGCTCCTTGCGTACGTCGTTTGGACTCATTACCGCGATGCCTACCATCTGCGTGTAGAACTCGCTGCGGGTCTTGATGTCGGCCTTCATGAAATCGCGGGTGTCGAAAGATATGAAGGTCTTTCCCCATTGCGAGCGCGGAATCAAATCGCGATTGCATGACTGCTCAAACGCATGGAGGATCGGAGCGAGGGTAAAGGTAAGGAATTCCTCGTTCTGCTGTTCAAGCGTCGACCAGCCCTTTGCTCGGATCGCATCCCCTATCAGGTGTGGAGGCACACGGAATATCCCGCAAATTTCCTCTTTGGAATAACGCCTGGTCTGCAAATATTGAGCATCTTCATTTGACATTGATATGCGAGTATATTTCGCATCGTCTCCAAGGAAGCGCGTCTTTCCGTAGTTCGAGCAGGAGCCGCCGGCCGCCCAAGCCTGCGCAAGCCTTGTCAAGGCCTTATCGTCAAGGTTCCCGTCGACAGAGACGATTCCATTTGGCGTGGCGTCGTTATTGAATACTCGGTTCCCGTGTTGGAGGGCCGTCATTGAAAGTCCAATGACATCGGCGGCATATCGGATAGGGGACACAGGAGTTATACCGTCGATGGTGTGATATTTACATGACAGGAATTCCGAGAGGGGTGCATTATAGAAGTCTATCCATTTCATGTAGCCCCATTGCGCCGCGCCGGAGAGCACTTCAGTTCCATCGTTTAGCTGGCGACGTATCACCGTATCAGGGTTTAGCGGTATGAGGGAAAGTATCTTTCCGGTGCTGCCTACATTTTTCCACGATAAATGGCATCCGCGAAGCAGATACCATTTCACCTGCTGAACCCAATACTCATGGGCCGTCTGGAAGCGATTCGGCTGGTACCGCAAGAGAGAGTAGAGCGGATTGCCAGTGGCGTCGGAGACTTCGCCTGTAAACTGATCCACATTCATGACGCGGCATCCGAGGGACGCTATTGACTGGGAAAGCAAATCGACGCAGGCATACACTGTGGCGTCATAGAGTGCGTTCTCAGGTGTGACAGTGATTCCGGCAGCTGTGGGATATGCGAAGACAGGCCAGCCTTGAGCGTCGAGTTGCGGCCATTGGTCGCTAAAAACGGCGTTGAACGCGCATTTAATTCTTTGTGTGAGGCTCGGCTTGTGCAATGACACTCCCGGTTGCCTGCCTCAATCATGGCACTCCGGAAGAGCATTGGCAATATCAATACTCAATCACTATAACATTGATATTCCAAATATGGAACTATCTCTCAACTGTCTGTTTTATCTTCCCGCATTTGAAGCATCTGCGGCCCCGGCATATGGAGCCACTTTTCTTCCGCGTATAATAGACTCCCATCCTCGACCCGCATCTCGGACAGGCTATTCCGTCTCTAAGGCTCTCCGCATTATCTCCCCGTGCTGCCATAGACCTCCTTCATGAGTTTATCGTAACTATCCTGATCGTCAATCTTAAGGAAGGATTCGCCTTCCTCCTTTTGCGCTATCGACATTCCAATCCCCATTACAAGAGTAACTATGCCGTCGATCTTAAGGGGACTGTCCTTGCTCGGCTTGATCGGCTTGATGCTTCCAGCTGGGTCTTCCTGAACTTGCGCGTTGGATGCCATCCATCGCAGGACGGGATTTCCAAAATGTACAATCGTATGCTCTATCACCATTTTTTCAGTCGCCTTGCTAGGCTCGTTCATGCTCTTGAATCCCTGGCGGAACTCGAACATCTCGAAGCCGTCCACGTCTGCCAGCCTCGTAGCCAACTGCGATGCGTTCCACGGGTCGTAGGCCACTCCCATTATTTTGTATTCGCCCTTCAGCTCAAGAAGCTTCGCCCTGATTGCTTCATAATCCACTGTCTTTCCTTTTACTATTTCGATATGCCCCTCCGCCGCCCACCGCTCATATTCAATCCTCTTTTTAGCCGTTTTTTCAGGCACCCAGAACCAGCATAGGAACGCGCATTCATTTGGAAAGAACAATCCGCAGGCAGTGATGTCGGAGACGCTGGAAAGGTCGATGGCCGCAAAGCACTTCATTCCCTTCAAGGACTCCTTTTCAATCCGCTGCCCCGATAAGTCCCAGTCCTCGATTTTCAACCAGCGGCGCTCCTGTTCCGTCTGCATGTTTAAATGAAGTCGTTTAAATGTATTTTCAAAACTAGGCTCTTCGCGCGCCTTCTTGAACTGCGATCGCATGTAATCCCATTTTAGGGAGACTCCGAGATTTGGGTTAACCCTCGCCCAGACGGATTCATCCATCCAGTCATCGACGCCATTTACTGCCTCGTATATTATTGGAAGAAATTCAGGATCGTCTATGATGCCGTCCCTCACCTTCCTTGCGTAGTCGAGCATTCTGTTGCAAGGCGAATCGCCAAGGACATCGGCGGTAGTCATGTATATGCCTAACGGCTGGCGTCTTGAGCCTGTCCCCGTCTCCATGACTTCTATAAGATTTGAATTATGTTGAGCGTGGACTTCATCGATGAAAAATCCATGGGGATTGAGTCCATGTTTCGTCATGGCCTCGTTTGAAAGCGTCTTCCAATACGACATGGTTTTATTGTCTTTCATGACTTTATAGCCTGGCAGGATCTTGATCCGCTTGGAAAGCTTTGAGGATTGACGCACCATGTTAGACGCCTCATTATATATAAGTGCCGCCTGATCACTGTCGGCGGCACAGCAGTATATCTCGGCTCCAGGCTCGCGGTCTGAAACAAAAAGGATTATCCCTGTCGAGGCTCCGAAAAAAGTCTTTCCATTTTTCCTGGGGATATAGATAAAGACTTTGCGATATCTCCGTGTCCCGTTCGCCTTTTTCCAGCTAAAAAGGTGTCCATTTATCCATTTTTGCCAAGGCGAAAGTTTGAACGTATTGCCAGCGAACTCACCCCTCGAATGCTTTATATCTGACTCTATAAACTTTTGAATCCTCCTTGCGATTTCTGGATGAAAAGTTGCCCCGTGCGGACTTCGCCAGGGGTCATATCCCACCAATGGTTCCCTCCAAAATTTGGCGACCTTCAAGTGAGACCTCCTATTTCAGAGTCATCTTCGCCATTTGATATTCTCTCAATGTTTCCCCGGTCGCGGGGGTTAAGTCCAAACTTTGCCAATTGCGCGTCAAGGCGGTCGCCAAGTTCGAGGCACTGCTTGAACCAGGGAGAGGTCTTTGTGTCTAAGACTCTACCGTCTTTTCCATAAATGTCGATATAGTCCCCCTTCTCCTGCCGCTCTTTATCTTTCAAATACCATTCCTCCCATGCCCGGCAGAGCTTGTGGAACGCCATCGAGTCGGTCTGCCCCATCGTTCCATTGTTTAGAAGCATTGGCATATAGTGTTCAAAAACTTTAGTTCCAATTTCTCCAAGACCGTCAATTTTATCAATGACTGGAATGACGGAGGGAGGGCTTGAAGTGCCTAAGCGATGTTTCGCAACGCCTTTAAGCTCCATGTCGCGCCGGGTCGATTTATTATGGCCTCCGCTCCGTCCTTTCACTCCTGCCATGGCGTTGCATCCTTCATATTTACTTCGATTATATTATCGTTATATCCTGTTTTTTCAACCTTTTCTCTTTTGGGAAAAACATCTCCGGTTCGATCCCTCTGCGATATGCCGAATGGATTCTTTTGTGGCAATCCTCACAAATTGGTGCGAGGTTGGAGAACTCATAGGCTAAAGACATATCTTTTGCCAGCTCCACTATGTGGTGAACCTCCTGCGCTAAATGTCCACAGACCATGCAAAGAGGATTTTGACTCAAGACGCAGACCCTGAGACGCCTCCACCGTTCCGAACTGCGAACTCTTCCGCCTCCATCATCGGGCCTTTTTTTAAAAAGCTTTGACGGTTCTTCGCCAAATGTCAAGCAAATCTGCCTTTTTTTAGGCCGCTTCAGTTCAAATCTAGCCATTTTTACCATATCTTGGAATCTCCTTTCTTAAAAAAAGTCTATTTGCTGTAATTTTTTTTAAAAAGG